ATTTTAAGTTCTCCTGTAATATAACAACTGTTAAAAGTATTTATACGAAATTTGAAAAATCTCCCTGGAAAACACCTTATAAAAGGGGGCAAAAAGGTATGCTAAATACCATATGCGTCCTTTATGTAATTATTGTAAGAAAAGGCCTTCCGCTGTCAATTATAAAAAAGGTGGAAAAACTTATTATCGTAAACAATGTGAAACATGTTTACACAATGGTAAAGCACATGGCATTCCTACTTGGTACAAAGCAGGTTATCGTGTTAAAAACGAATGCGACAAGTGTGGGTTCAAAGGTACAAAGGAACAGTTTAATGTCTATCATATAGACGGACATTTAAACAATGTCCATATTTCAAATCTAAAAACTATATGTGCTAATTGCCAGAGGATTTTACAGAAGCTAGGCGTAAAGTGGAAGCAAGGCGACCTTGTACCTGACTTTTAAGTTCTTCTTTGGTACCTTCATTGTATATGTTATGATCAAATGAAACCTTTGCCCAGCGCCATTCGCTTGGATGCACGTCTTTAGGCTCAATGTCAAGATCAACATACTGTCTAAACCATAAAGGATCAGGACCACGTTTTACACACCAAACTTTACCACCCATTCCTTTTAAAATATCAGCTTCATTTGTAAATCTAACATCTGGTATTACAAAGTTTGTGTCTGGATTGTCTATTATCTTCTTTTTTACAAAGCTGACCCATACACCATCAAAAAACCCATTACGCATACAGTCAGTACCAAATTCTTGCAATACTAGCCTAGGAGTTATTTTACGTCCTGTTTCTTTACTCCAGAAAGTATCTTCCTGTTCTCTCCAAAATCTACTTTCCGAAGTTTCACCTTCTAGCATATCTCTATCCCAATCAAACAGAACAGAAACTGCATCTTTCAATTTATCTGCAAAGCTAATTTTTTGGAAACCGTGTTCGTCGACCAGAACGTCTGCCACAGTACCTTTACCACTACCGATTAGTCCACAAATACCAATAATCATAATGAATCCTTATATGCTAGTAATTATTATATAAGGTTTTTAGAAGTTTGTCAAGTGGATTTTAGCCAATTGTGAAGCCATATCCTTGGCCGCCTGAAACTTGTGTCTGCACATCTGCTTCTAGTTTATCAATTTCAGCTTGTGCTTCGGCTTTTAGAGCATCACCATTTAAACTTGATCCGCCCTGTGGTCCAGCAATGGTAGCAAATTTGCTTCTTGCTTCGCCTAACATGTACTTACACTTTGCGAGTGTATAATCTTTTATCCATTGTTTTGCAAGATAATCTTTTAGTAATTCACTGTCTGGTCTATAATTATAACACATCAACAATAAATCTTCTTCTGCTCTAATTCTTTGTAAAACAGTTAGTTTCTTTGTTGTTGTATTCCATTTAAATTCAATAAAACTACCAAACATTCTACCTACTAGTTCTTGATAACTTGCAAACATATTGTAAGTTGCTAATCCGCCCATATTAGAACTAGCTAATAGATATGTGTTTGTGTAAGCTAAATTAAATGGCTCAAAAAGTGTTCCGCCATCGCCGCCACCAGTTCTTGAACCTATACTTCGTCTGAATATTTTTCTTACTTCTACGATTTCGTTTGGCAAGGTATAATCGTTTTGATCAATAACTGTTGGTAATGTGACGTATGATTCTTCCACAGAATTATCTGAACGCTGTCTAAACTTATTCAATGCTGTATCCAATGCAGTTTCATAGTGCATAGGATCAAGTTCGACATCAATCATGCCTCCACCTAGCATAGCTTCTACATATTTGAATACTTCTTGTTTTTGTGTGTTTAGATTATTTGCCATAAAGTTTCTCTCTTTGTTATACTATTTATGCTCGGATAAATACTTACGTTATGCCAAGACTCAGTTTATATAGACCCGAAAAGGGAAAAGATTACGAATTCCTAGACAAAACCATTACAGAAATGTTCACTGTAGGTGGCACAGATGTATATGTACACAAGTTTTTAGGACCAAAGAATCCTGCTACTGGAACAGCTACAGCAGGTACACCAGAATATGATGCTGTTAGCGAAACCAACATACAAGACCTTGTTTTTCTAGAAAATAGGGACAGAAAATATGCACCTGATGTATATACAATGCGTGGCATTTATAATGTTGCAGATATTGATTTTGATCTTAGTCAATTTGGCTTATTTCTTTCACAAGATATACTGTTTTTAACAGTTCCAATCAATACAGTTGTTAAAACTTTAGGTAGAAGGATTATTCCTGGTGACGTAATTGAATTACCGCATTTGAAAGATGATCATGCGTATAATAATTTTGATTTTGCATTAAAAAGATTCTATGTTGTTGAAGACGTAAACAGAGCAAGTGAAGGATTTTCACAAACTTGGTATCCCCATTTATATAGATTAAAACTAAAACAAATTTACGATACACAAGAATATAAGGACATTTTAGATCAAAAAGCAACTGAAGGTTCTGACACAACATTGCGTGATCTAATGTCAACTTATAATAAAGAAATAGAAATAAATGATGCAGTTGTAAAACAAGCTGAAGCAGATGCTGGAAAATCAGGATACGAAACTAGTCATTTATATACATTGCAAGTTGATGAAAAAGGAAAAACTGAGCTTGTCACCACAGACACAAATGAACTTGATGCAAGCACACAAAATGAACTTGCAGATAGAGTAAATCAAACACCAGAAAGAGAAGGTTATGACGGTTACTTAATAGGTGATGGTATCGCTCCTAATGGAGAAGCATTTGGTAGTGGTATTGGATTTCCTAGTTCAAGCATAAAGGGAGATTATTTTCTTAGAACAGATATGTTTCCTAATAGATTATTCCGTTATGATGGTAAGAGATGGGTAAAAATGGAAGATAATGTAAGAGTAAATCTAAGTAACACTGATACAAAACAAACACAAAAAGGCGGATTTGTAAATAATACAAATACAAGTCAAATTGGTGGTGAAACAGTTCAAGAAAGACAAAGTCTATCGCAAGCACTAAAACCTAAGGCAGATAATTAATGCAACATTTTTATGATGGACAAATAAGAAGATATATTACACAGCTTATAAGACTGTTTAGTAACTTCAAGTATAAAGACGGAGAAGGAAAAGAAGTAAAGATTCCCGTGATTTATGGTGACATGACTAGACAAGTTGCAAGCATAATCAGAGATAACAGTGAAAATAAATTACCATCTGCTCCTAGAATGGCAGTGTATATTACACAATTAGAGCAAGACAGAACTAGAACAGCAGACGCAAGTTATACAAGCAAGGTTCATATTAGAGAAAGAGCATACGACGATGTTGGTCAAGAATATTTAAATACACAAGGCAAAAATTACACAGTAGAACGTATCATGCCTACACCATATACGCTTACTGTTAATTTAGATATTTGGTCAACAAACACAGATATGAAGTTGCAAATTATGGAACAACTTCTAATGTTGTTTAATCCAAGTTTGGAAATACAAACTACTGACAATTATGTTGATTGGACCAGTTTAACTAGTGTTGAACTTACAAGTATTAATTTTTCTACTAGAAGTATTCCTGCAGGAACAGATAGTGAGATAGACATTGCACAGCTAGGATTTGTAACACCAATTTATATAAACTTACCAGCTAAGGTGAAAAAATTAGGTGTTATTACAAATGTTGTAATGAGTGTGTTTGATGAATCTAAAGGCACTATTGATTTACAGACTAGCATGCCTGAACTGACTGCGTATAGTGATAGTGAACCTAATCAACCTAAAACAGATTTACAAAATGGCAGAATTGAAAAGAGTGGTATCAATATACAAGCTGGTAATTATCAAAACTATGATGTGCTAGTAATGGGTAATGTAGCACAAATTATAGACAAAGGCAAGGCTGGTACAGTAGATTGGTTTACAGTAATCGAACCACATCCTGGACAATATAGAGCAGGCTTATCCCAACTTATGTTGCGTAGAAAACTTATAGAAGGTGAATCAGGAAGCATTAGTATCAACGGAACAATTACTGTAAACGAATTAGACAGAACACAATTATTAATTACATGGGATCAAGATACAATTCCAACCAATACAAATTTAACTTCACCTTCAGGAAGAAATAATCAAGGATCGGTAGACTTTATAATAGATCCTGGTAAGTTTAATCCTTCTACAGCAAAAACAAATGGTTTGAGATTGTTGCTTTTAGGCGATATCAACACCAGTAGCAATGTAGGTAAAGCAGGATATGATGGACCAGATGCATGGAAAAATACTGACAACTCAGACTTTGTAGCTGGCGAGAATGACATCGTTGAATGGGACGGATCACAATGGCACGTAGTTTTTGATGCCAGCACAGACGACGGTAGCACAACCAAGTATATAACCAATTTAAATACAGGTGTGCAATACAGATGGACAGGTACAGAATGGATACTCAGCTGGGAAGGTGAGTATCAAAAAGGTACGTGGCGCCTAGCACTTTAAGATAATTATTACTATGAGCCAGGAAATAATATGTAGTGGTGCTCTCTTCTATTCCCTACAAAGCAAGAGATTTTTACTGCTACACAGAACACAAAGTAAACAAAAAAATGTTTGGGGACTAGTTGGAGGAACCAACGGTAAAAATGAGTCTCCTTGGCCTGCACTACAACGTGAAATTCAAGAAGAAATAGGATCTTTGCCAGACATAAAAAAGACAATCCCCTTAGAAACTTTTGTCAGCACTGACAGCAAGTTTCAATTTCATACATATTTGTGCGTAATAAAAGAAGAATTCATTCCAGAATTAAATGATGAACATGACGGTTATGCTTGGGTAAGTTTTGGCAAATGGCCAAAACCTTTACATCTTGGTTTAAGAAATACATTACAAAACAAAACAAACCAAACAAAACTTAAAACGGTTTTTGATTTAATAACACTATTGGAGAAGTAAATGAAGAAGTTAAAAAACATTACCATAGTGGGCGGTGGATCAGCGGCCTGGCTTGCGGCTACATATCTGCAAAATAATTATTGGGACTTACCAGTCACAGTAATAGATAAAGAAGTAGGTAACCCTATTGGTGTTGGAGAAGCAACTGTATTAACATTTCCTCATTTCCTTAGACAATGTGGTATAAACTTACCTGAATGGTTCAAAAATATTGATGCTACTTATAAAGCAGGTATTGAATTTCCGCATTGGAAAAATCCTAAAAATAATGTGTGGCATCCTTTCTACCTAAATAGAAGTTATCATGTAGATGCATGTACACAGTATGACGTGTGGGCAAATAAACAACACTTAGATTTTAAAAAAACTGCACTTCCAACATATGAAGTCAATATGTCAAACAAGTTAGATATGTGGGGAGCATTTGAAACTATTGCATATCACATAGACGCAGGAAAATTAGTTAAAGAATTACAAAGAATTTGTCATACAACAGTTAAAACTATCAAGAGTGATGTTGTAAAGGTTAACAGAGACTTCGATGGAAATATTATTAGCTTAGATTTGAAAAACGGAATGAATCATAGCAGTGACTTTTTTATTGACTGCACTGGATTTGCAAGTATATTGAAAGAACCAAAGCGTGTAGAATTATTAGGCAATGGCAGGTTGTTTACAAATGCCGCTGTTGCTGGACATGTTCCATATGAAGACTTTGAAAAAGAATGTGTGCCATATGTTAAATGTCCTGCTGTAGACCATGGATGGATCTGGAAAATACCTGTGCAATCACGTATAGGTTCAGGACTTGTGTTTAACAAAGATATTACAGATCCTGAAGAAGCAAAACGTTATTTCTGTGAGCATTGGAATCATAGAATTAAGCCTGAAGATTTGAAATTAATCGATTGGGTTCCTTATTACAGTAAAAACTTTTGGGAAAATAATGTAGTATCTATAGGATTAAGTGGTGGCTTCATAGAACCATTAGAGTCAACTGGACTAGCAAGTATGACTACTGGTATAGAAAAACTTATGGATATGATTCCGCAGTATGCATACAACGAAGCTAATGTAGAAACATACAATAGAGAAATGGAGTTTTGGTATAATGATGCAGTAGATTTTATAAACAGTCATTATGCAGACACAGAATGGAATACGCCTTTTTGGAATTTTGTAAAAGACACACATGTAAAATCAGAAAAACATCTATGGTATGAAGATTGGTTACAAGATCCTAATAGAAAATTTTATACTCCTGTCAAATCAAGAACTTTATTTCATCCTCCCAATTGGCATCTATGGTTGATACAGATGGGATATCCTGTCAATGTTGACTTAGGTTATTTGCCGCCAGGAAAACAAGAACATTTACAAAGAGATTTTGATAGGTCAGAAGAAATACGTAAGCATACGAGTATAAAACATGTAGATGCAATAAAGTCAACAAACCTTGGTTTAGATTGGCTTGCATTGTCGCAAGCAAGAGGAGATAGAGGCCAGTTATGAAAATAGTTGTTGTGGGTGGCGGAAGTGCTGGTTGGATGACTGCCGCATATTTAAAAAACAAACTGCCTAAACATAATATCACAGTAGTTGACAAAGAACATGGAAATCCAGTAGGAGTGGGTGAAGCTACAATAATTGATTTTGCTCAATATATGGAAGAAGCAGGGTTTGATAGAGAAGAATGGATACCAGCATGTAGAGCCACAGTCAAAGCAGGCATACTATTTCCAAATTGGTTAAGGAAAGGATTAGAAGTATGGCATCCTTTCTTTATAAACTTTTATGACATGCAAAATGATGCAGATATCTGGGACTATTGGTCTGCAAACAAGAAGTATCCTTACAAAGATTATGCAATAATGATGTACGATAGTGCAGTCAGACATAACAAAATTGATCCTAATGATCTAAGCAGTTATGCTTATCATGTTGATTGTGGCGCTATGGTTCAATATATACAACAAAAAATAAGTTCGCACATACATTTAATTAAACAAGATGTAATACATGTTGAAAAGCAAGGACAGGATATCCAACATTTGTTATTAAAAAATGGACAAATGGTTCATGCTGATTTATTCATCGATTGCACAGGTTTTCAAAGTTTACTTAAAAAACAAGATAGGGTAGATTTATCTAAGAGATTATTCTGTGACACAGCCGTTGCTGGTAGAGTAGAATACAAAGACGAAAGCGAATTTGTACCTTATGTTGTTTGTGATGCAGTTGATCACGGTTGGATTTGGAAAATACCAACTCAAGACAGAATGGGTTCTGGTTTAGTGTTTAAAAGAAGCATTACTGATCCAGTAGAAGCAGTAGCTTATTTTTGCAAGTATTGGAACGATAGAATAAAACCTGATCAAACAAAAGTTATAGACTGGACTCCTTACTATAGCAGAAATTTTTGGGAAGGTAATATAGTATCAATAGGACTCAGTGGGGGATTTATTGAACCGTTAGAATCAACAGGATTAAGCTGTATGATTAAAGGAATAAAACACTTAGAAGAAAGAATTAGAATAGGTTACACAGATCAAAATGATAGAAATTATTATAATACAAGACTTGGTTGTTATTACGAAAATGCAATAGATTTTGTAAATATGCATTATTCTAAAACAGAACTATCTAGCAAGTTTTGGGATTATGTAAAGGAAAATCACACTCCAAGTGATTATCAACTTTGGATGGAAGATGTTATGCGTGATCCTGGCTTTAGAAATCACGTTGCTGTTCAAACACAGAACACAAATACAATCTTCCATCCATCGAGTTGGTTTGCTTGGATGGCACAGTTTGAATTTGAATTTAATCCTGAAAAACATTCATTCAAAACTGAAATTGCAGAATCAAAATTGCTTGATTTTTATGCAGAAGAACAAGCACGTAAAGATAGATGTGTTGATCATAAGGAATATATAGAATCGTTTGGAGGACTAAAATGGAAATAGTTGTAGTAGGTGGAGGTACTGCTGGCTGGCTTGCGGCATTAATGATATCTAAAATTAAACCAGAGCATACTGTTACAGTCATTGAAAGTTCTAAAATAGGCATTATAGGTGCAGGCGAAGGAAGCACAGGTTCACTAACAACAATAGTGCAAAATGAAATGTTTGATTTAGGTTGTGTTGAGGAGGACTTTGTTAAAGAATGTGATGCTACACTAAAACTTGGTATTAAACACATTAATTGGAACAAAGATGTTTCTGGCCATTACATTGCTCCGATAGATGGATCTCCTACTTCTAATGACCGTTGTGATATTGTGTTCCAACATGCACTAGGATATAGAGATCAAAATCTTTTACATTTAGCAACAGAACTAGGATATAAAATACATCATAATAAAAATAGTTTTGTAGAAAAAGACGGTAATCATGCATACCACTTTGATGCACACAAAGTAGGAAAATATTTTAAAAAAATTAGCAATACTGCACACATTGACAGTGAAGTAGAGAACGTAATTTTAAATTCAGAAACTGGTTGGGTAGAAAAATTAAAATTAAGTAACGGACAAACAATCCAAGGTGATATGTTTATTGATGCAAGTGGATTTAATCAAATCTTAATGAAAGCTGTAGGAGGTAAATGGAAAAGTTATAAAGAGAATTTACCTGTCAACAGTGCATTACCATTTTTATTACCTTACGAAGAAGATGAAAAAATAGAACCTGTAACAAACGCTTGGGCCCAAAACAACGGTTGGTGTTGGCAAATACCAACATTGCATAGAAGAGGTTGTGGTTATGTTTTTTGTGATGATTTTGTTACACCCGAACAAGCACAAGATGAATTAGAAAAGACAATTGGTAAGAAGGTAGATCCTATACGATTATTGAAATTTGAAAGTGGTAGACAAGATAAACTTTGGATCAAAAATGTTTTATCAGTAGGGTTATGTGCGGCTTTTGCAGAACCATTAGAAGCAACAAGTATTCATACAACTATTATGCAATTAAAACATTTTGTTTTTGGTTGTCTAAGTGATACAGCAGAAATAACTTGCAATGATGCACAGATCGATTCATATAATAATGTTAATGGACACCTTTATGATACAGTCAAAGATTTTTTAGTTGCTCACTATACTTGTGGTAGAAATGATACTGAATTTTGGAAATACATTGATAGTGGTGCAACTATGACTCAGTTTGTAAAAGACATTCATGCCATGTGCAAATATAGAGTACCAAATGCAACTTTATTTCCAAGACAAGAAGGTAGTGCAGGTTGGCCGTTATGGAGTTATGTTTTAGCAGGTACAGGAATGTTAAGTGACGAAGTTTGTAGGAAAGAAATAATTTATAATAATGATGAACTAATTGGCAATGCTTCTTACATTGATTTTGTTGATAAGTTTGATTTTATGGCCAAAGATTTGCCTGATAATACAGAATATATTAGGAATATGCAGTGATATTAGTATACGGAGATATAATGCTTGATCGTTGGATAATAGGTCAAGCAGATAGAATCAGCCCTGAAGCACCAGTACCAATATTGCTTGAAGAACAACAAGATTTCAGCATAGGTGGAGCAGGAAATTTAGCTGTAAATATTCAATCAATCAACGGTGACGTCAAGCTATATGGAAGTATTGGACAGGACAAAGAAGGATATAAGATCTTAGAATTACTTGGTAACACAAATGTTACTCCATATATAGCAAACGATCACTTAATAACAACCACAAAAACACGTTTAGTTAGTCAAAACGGGCAACATATAGTCCGTTGGGATAGAGAGCAAAAATACATAGGGGAAAATGCGTTTAACCGGCTATTTTCCGACGCTACTATCAATGATGTTATATGTATTAGTGACTATAATAAGGGGACAGTTACCAATGATACTGTTTCACAACTTACTGATAAAGGTTGTATGTGTTTGGTAGATCCAAAACAAGATCCAAGTTTTTATAAACATGCATATCTTGTTAAACCTAATATGAAAGAATACATTGAATGGTTTGGAGAATTTACAAAAGACAAAGCGTTAACAAAAATGCAAGAGCATTACTGGGAATGGTTAGTGGTTACAGATGGTGCAAACGGACTTCATGTGCTTCACAAGAATGGTGATTATGCTCACTATAAGGAACCTGTACAGGAAGTTGCAGATGTTACAGGTGCAGGAGATACAGTGCTTGCTATAATTGCTTACGGAATAGAAAGACAAATGGATATTTTCGAAGCCTGTCAACTAGCATGTTATGGAGCCGCACGTATTGTAGAACAAAGAGGTGTAGCTGTAATTACAAAAAAAGATTTAAACAAAGGTGTTGTGTTTACTAACGGCGTGTTTGATATTTTACATGTTGGACATCTAAAGTTATTAAAACATGCAAAAACTTTAGGTAATAAATTAATCGTAGGCATTAATAGTGACGCAAGTGTTAAAAGAATTAAGGGAGATCAAAGACCTATAAACGATCAGCACAAAAGAAAAGAAGCCTTACTAGAACTAGGGTTTATAGATGATGTAGTCGTTTTTGGTGAAGATACTCCATTAAATGCAATCGAAGATATAAAACCAGACATAATAGTAAAAGGAGGTGATTACATACCTGAAACAGTAGTAGGAAACCATTTAGCAGAAGTAGTAATATTTCCAACAGTACAAGGACATAGCACTACAAAAACTATTGACAATATTACAAAAAGGTAGTATATTAAAGATATGAAAATATTAGTAACAGGACATAAGGGATTTATTGGAAGCCATATGGCTCAATATCTTGTACATAAAGGTCACGAAGTTGAAGGATTTGATTATGTAGAGAATGTTGTACCTGCTGTTGATCAGTATGACTGGGTAATACATTTAGGAGCAATATCTGATACTACTGAACGAGATGTAGCAAAAGTTTGGAAACATAATTATGAATTCACACTTAGACTAATGCAAGTTTGCGATCATTATAGCACAAATATTCAGTTGGCAAGCACTGCCGCAGTATATGGAAATACTGTGAAAGATATGTATACAGAAGAAGATCCTGTATATCCTATGACTCCTTATGCATGGAGCAAGTACCTAATTGACAAGTTTTTAATTGATAACGGTATTGATCAATTCAACGGACTTGTGCAATCATATAGATATTTTAATGTATATGGTCCAGGTGAAGGCCATAAAGGTGATCAAATGAGTATGGTCAGTAAGTTTCAAAGACAAGCATCAGAAAATGGCGTAATAAAACTTTTTAAAAACAGTGACCAATATAAAAGAGATATTGTATGTGTTTACGACCTTGTCAGAATACAAGAAGAAATGCTTCACCAAGACAAGAGCGGATTATTTAATTTAGGAACTTCTAAAGCAGTAGATATTGAATCTGTTGCAAAACAAGTTGCAGAAAAAACAGGTGCAAAAATTGAATATATAGACATGCCAGATCATCTAAAAAATCAATATCAGGAATACACTTGTGCTGATAATTCAAAGCTACATAACACTATACCAATAAGACATTGGATTACTTTAGAAGAATATTTGAAGGAAATTGTACATGACAGAACGTCTTGAAGGGAAAGTTGAAAAAGGTTGGGGATATGAATTAATCTGGGCAACCAACGAAAAATACTGTGGTAAAATTATGGTATTTGAAAAAGTTGGTGCTAAATTTTCAATGCATTTTCATAGAGAAAAAGACGAAAGTTGGTTTGTGAATAATGGTAAATTTTTACTTAGATGGATAGATACAAAAACATCTCAACTTCATGAACAAGAATTAACTTCTGGCATGACCTGGCACAATCCTCCATTGCAACCACATCAATTGGTTTGTTTAGAAGCAAATAGTTCTATAACAGAAGTAAGCACTGCTGATTCAGTTGAAGATAATTATCGGATTGCTCCTGGAGATAGCCAAAAAGAACCTAGGCCTGAGCCTCACCCCACTTAACAATAATATTTGCAGGAGTTGTTGTACCTTCAGTCTTGTAAATGTTGATAGCTAACACATCAGGACCATTCGGGAACGTACCTCTACCACCTAATGTTGTATTCGTAAGCTCTTTCAACAAGTTAAGATCAAGTGTTGACCTCTCGCCTGGTTGTGCAATAAATGAAAATACTGTTTCACCTGGCTGTGCATAAGGTGGTTGTTGGAACGTAAAGTTGAACAAGTCTCCTGGACTTAACGTCCCGTTGAAAGCATTGTTAAATGTAACTCTATAATACTCGATACCACCACTGTTTTGATCACCGAATAACAATGGACCTTGTATATTTGATACATAAGATCCCGCTGGCATTGTGATATCATTTTGGTTTGTTGGGTCACCGCTTGAGTCTCCAATCTCAGTACCGTTCTTGGCTCCGCCTGTGTCCCAAGCAGATTTTGTGAAAAATGCCACGTTTGAATTTACAGTGTCTCCACCTTTTTGGAATGTTTGTGTAGCACCATTTGAACTGTTTGAGTTAGAGTTTTGTGAGAAGTATACCAAGTATCTACCGTAAATTGTTTGGTCTACAATTTGTTGAATTGTAGTTCCTGCTGGGAAGTATTCGTTACCTCCGCCATCTGCATTGACTTCGTCTCCAACTTGTAAGTTTGCTGTTTCCCATGAACTTTGTAAAAAGTATGCATAGCTTCTGTTTGTTCTAAATGACCACCATGGCATCAGTTGTGCTGTTGTTGTTACCTGTGGCATAACTGCTACTTGTGAGTAAGTTGCAGTATCACCTGAGTTCCAATTGACCGAAGCACCTGAAGCTACCTGAGCAAAGCTAGGCTGACCTCCTTGTGCTAGTCCTGACAATCCAGTCCAACCAATGTCACTTGGGTTAACAGGATAGTTTTGAGGATTAAGTATACCTTCAATAACAATACCACCTGTAATTGGTGCGTTTGAGTTTTGAGGATCAACTCCGTCGGACGTGAGCTCTAAACCTTGCATAAGCAACTGAGCTCTATTTAAAAGTTCTCTGTCGCCTAAGTCTCCAACAATAGCGTTTGAAACACTAGGTGCTAGTCTTAATAAGAAAGCTGTCTGTCTAGTGGTACTAACTTGGATGCCTGATTCTGTATATGAGAAGATGTAACCTCTATCTTCATCAAACATACCATCTGTAATAAACGCTGAACCCCAGTGTGATATAAGTGGTGTAATCGTGTTACTTACAAGTATTACACCAGTCCTTGCTTCGTGGCCGCTTGCAGGTCCTGCATTGTATTGTCTTGTAGCACCTGCTTGGAAATTGACTAGTGATGTACCTCTTGTACAGTTAGTTAATGTTTTTGTTGTATGATCAATAGTTGTGTAAGTTATTAATTCGTTGTCGATATAAACTGTCCCTGAATCTGGGAAAAACTTAGATTCAACAATTTGAATACTTGTTTGCGAGTCATTTATATCTGATGCTAATTGACTAAATGCACCTTCATTTGTTACTTCATAACGCACTGGCAAGTTACCTGATCTCATAAATGCTTCTGTGTTTACGTTTGAATTTCTCATTCTATGACAGAATACAAAGTTACCATCTGCACCACGTGCCATCCAATCAATGAAACCAGCTCCATACCAACTGTACTGGATACCAATCATCTGCATGTATCTGACATCCATGTTGTATTTGCTCTGTCCTGTGCCGTCCATTTTATCCAAATTCCACTCTTCTTGTAGAACTTTTTTATCAGTTATTAAATTAACCTTCGCCGCATATACAGGATTTACGCCTCTATAGTCTGGAGTAATTGTAATTTGTGTTTGCGAGTCAACATTTGCAACGACATGTGTCATTCCTTTAAGAACGATTCTGTCACCTGCTTTTAATTGATCTCTAAATCTTGTGTTTGCACCAGTAATTAAGTTCGAATCTGGAGTTGCTGTAACTGTACCTGCAATTTGTTTTGTAGAAGTTCTTTGTGCTACACTTATGTTTGAGCCATCAAACTCCCAATAAATTCCGTTTTGATCGTCAAATATACCTGAACGAACAGTTGCACCGTGCCAACCAACCACAGTCATTTGTGCCGCAAATCCTAATACTGCATTTGTTGATCCAAGTCTTCTAGTTGCTAAACAACGAAGTGTTCTTTCATCAACAATTTGTGTAACAATATATTCACCATTGTATCCTGCTGTTTCAGCACCAATGATTCTAACTTTACCTCCTACTTGAGCTCCATGATCATTATCATCTGTAACAATGGTCACAGTTGCACCTATTTCTGTTCCTGATGCTGTGATAGTTCTTACATCATATGAAGGAGCAAAAAGAGCACCTGTTGTATACATGATACCCTTACCTGATTGGTATCTAATATATTTTTTGGATTGTCTTATCGCTTGAGCACCGTGTTGAGGTCCGCCTGTACCTAACTGAACTCCTCCATCATATGGTCTATGAATAAAGAATGAATCTGGTCTTAGATATACGTTTCCGTTTATCTTATCTTCTGTTGAAGTTCCGTCAAATTCTAAAATATTTCCTGGAGCTCTAGTGTTATATCTAATTTTCTTTGTGGTTGGTATATTGACTGCAATGAATGATCCTGCCGCCAATGAGTGGTTGTTTGTTCCTCCATCGTCTGTGTTTACATCAACAATAAATGTGTCTCCAGGAACAATACCATGTGCGTAAGGCCAAGTAATTTCTATTGTAGCCAATGCTTCAAAGTTTACACTAGAAGAAGCTGTAATGGTTTGTGTTGTAAAATCTGTTAAGGTGACAGCATTAACTAGGTTCAATGATCCACCTGCTATACCAGTACCTGTTACTGATGCACTGCTTAATCCGCCACTGCCGTCAACACCTGTAACTGTAATTACCGCATTGTTTGTTGGAGCAGAACCTCCTAAATTTCCACCTACTATAGTGATTTCATTTCCTACGACATAACCAGATCCATTTGCGTTTATAGCTAGAGAATATACTCCTGACGTTCTTGTTACGTCAAAAGTACCGCTTGCTCCTGCGTGTGCTTCGTTGGTTCCTGCTTGTCCTGTGAAAGTTGTAGGTAACGTAGGTGCTGTACCTACTATACTAATATTGTTTACTCTACCTTGATCAGCCGCATTTGTATTCAAGGTTGAATCTACTGTGATTGTGGCATCATTAGTTGGGCTTGTACCTCCTAATGCAGTACCAGCTATTGTAAATGATTGTCCTGATATATAATCATTTCCTGCTGTATCAAGAGCCACCGAATACGAAGATCCGTCATTTGTAACATCAAAAACTGCTCCACTACCATTGTAAACAGTAAGTGTTTTTCCAACAAAAGTTCCACCGTTATAAGGAGTTGCAATCGTTGATTCGTCCGCTCCTTCTGCTCTTACATCAGTAATTCTACCTGTTCCATCTATTGAAACTACTCTTAGATATAAATCATTTGCAGGACTAGAACCTCCTAAATCAGCACCGCTACAAACGATCACATCAGCTGTGTTAAAGCCTGTACCTCCGTTTTGTATTTGCACTTGATAAGCCGCGCCTACTCCTGTTTGGATTGATACTTGAAAATCTAAATTAGAACCTGAACCGCCTGTATATGATAATGCACTTGCACCAAAGCTGTATGATTTATTTACTGACGGTGGAGTACCTGTTCTACCTGCGGCATTTATAATTGTAATTGATGTAATTGATCCTCCAGCACCAACAGCACCAACCTTCATAACCAAATCATTACCGCCGTCGTTTTGGCTTCCATCTTGTCCAGTTCCTGGCTCTACATTTTGTCCTGTAATTCTAATTCCGTCGTGTAATGCAAACCCAGTTGTATCGTTAGGTGAATTGATATTTACTACTGTGTAAGCATTATTTTCAAATGCAATGTCAAAGTTTGTACTTCCAAGACTACCGCCGCCTCCACTGTAAGTGTTAGCAACGTTTTGATATGTAATGCTTCCGCTTAATGCAGTACCTGTGATAGTTGCTGATGTAATTCCACCTGTGCCGTTTACTGCTGTAACAGTAATTATTGCATCATTGGCTGGTGTAACACCGCCTAAATTATCTCCAGTAATTTTAATTTTGTCACCTTGTTTGTATCCCGAACCTGATTGATTTATTCCATCAACTGAATACGCCGCGCCTGTTCTACTTAAATTAAATTGTCCATTAACACCTGCTGGAGCTGTGATTGTTCCGCTTACACCTGTGTATGTTTCCGTGTTTTTAGTAATATTAGTAGTGAAAGATCCACTCATGCTAATTGTATTTCCAACAATGTTGTTAACAAATATAGCATCTCCAGAACCGTTATCTGCCGCTAATCCTTGAACAATTCCCGATGTAGAACTTACAGTGAACTGTGTGTTGCCACTTGAAATATCACTTGTTAAATTAACTGGTAAAGCTGTACCTCCTGGTGTACTTGCAATACCTGAAACCTGTGTACCTGTTGGTAATGCCGCATTCACAATCGGAGCACCAATTTCTGGAACATCTCCTGTAAACGCTAATCTATTTTCACCAATCTGCGCCGCCAATGAAAGTGACATGGTTCCGTTTGTACCATTACTGAAAACATCAAATCTTGGCTGTCCTACACTTGCACCAGTATAAAAGTTTCCTTGTCTTAGTTGAGTATATGTTGTTGATAAAACCTGTCCATTGGTAGTACCTACTTTTGCTTTTGCGTAAAATGTAAATGTAGTCGCTGTAGGAACACTGTCAATTACAAAAGATCCTTCAGCTCTAGCCGCACCAACTACAGCATCTTCTAATGCTTTAATTGTTATAGGTGTTCCTGGTTCAAATCCGTGAGCACCAATAGTTGTAACTGTAATTTTAGAAGCACCAATACCGCTTGTGCCTGATGATGCATCAGTAACAACTGTTTGCACTTGTGTATCTGTACCTGGTACTTCGTACACACTTGGATAACCCCTCATCATACCTATAGCTGACCATTTTGTCGGCTGTAATCCGTATTCAAAGTCAGCATCAAGCATGGACAATGGAGGAGCAATACGCATACGTTCAATAGCATCTGTTCCAAAATTGTATGGACGCATTATCTGTTCTGGTGTGTCAGTGAAAATCTGAATTTCATCAGACTCTGACATAGAACTTGTATCAAATTCTAAATCTAAAACACTAATAGCATCTGTTGTTTGTAAGTATTTTGGAAAATCATCATCTGCGTTTTCATTGGAATTTGTTGAATCGTACTTAACAACATAACCACCACTATCTCTAGGAGTAACATCATCTAATCTTGTGATTTTACCGCCTTTAAGTGGATCTGTAAAGTTGAAAATTACTGTAGACTTTGAAGTGTTAGTTACAATTAACATGTCACTAGTGTCATAGTTTCCTACAAATCTAATATGTCCTAAACCTTTTCTTTCATAGGTTGGTAAACTAGAAAGTCCGTTTTGAATGACATCTCTTACTACATTTGCAAGGTACTGAATCCTTGTACTTGCCGCTGGTTCACTTGTCTTTGACGAGTCAATTACTTGTGCTACTGCTGATTGATATGGTGTAGATTGTGCTGAATTTGTAAGCACGTGGTTGTTAATTAAGTCTCTTGTAAACTCTTTTGCTTTTACTTCAGCAACTCTTGTTCCATCAACTTGTGCAACGTCTTTTTCCCAATAAGTATTTGCAATTCTATAAGTTTCTGCATTACCTCCATACTTTAAATCATGAACGTAAGCATCAACATTGTATCCTGTATCTCTTTCACATTTGGATTCACTATAAGTATACCCTTCAAAACCAGTTGCATTATCTGCCACTTGTTGTGAAATCCAGGCTGTTACTTCTTTTTGTATAAAAGTCTTGTTAGCTACTATTAATGCTTCAGCATTAGGGTATCTACTACCGTTTAGACCAATGCCTGGGTAAAACTTATAATTATATATTTTTTTCTTTGCCATTCTTTATGCTCCAAATGCCACTGCTAAGGCTGTTGCCGTTGAGTCTACATATCCTTTATTTGTTGCGTGTGTTCCAATACTTGGATCAGACTGTAAAACCAAATTGTTTGCCACAGTCAAAGTACCATTCATAGTTGCTCCGTCAACATTAAGTTGGCTTGTGCTACTATCTGGTGCTGTTGTCAAATCAATACCATATGCTTTTATTTGAACCGGTGTTTTATAACCAATATCCACATTATCAATTGTGCCTGGAATACCTTCATTATTAATAGATATTCTTCCGTTAACTACTGATAGTATTGTGTTGTTTTGATAATTTACTTTGAAAACTCCACCAGTTACAGCTAAACTTTCAAAGCTATTTGAAACCTGCGTACCAGTATCATCTCCGCCGTCGTCTGTTGGCGGAACATATTGCACAAAAGTTGTACCATTAAGTAAAATATTCTTTACATCTATAGTAGGCGCAGTGATTTTTCCCGAACTATCAACAGTGAAGTTAGGACTTTCAAATCCGTTTTGTGCTTGAAATTTATCGTTTACTACTGTACCTGCCATTGTCTATCCTATAGTCCACTTATGTCTTTAACAACAATAGTTCCTCTCATTGAACTGTGTACTGTACATTGATATGCATAGTTACCACTTATGTTTGCAGGAACTTTCCAATATAATGTACCCGATGTTTTACCTTGTGCTTGCGAACCTGTTGAAACTGATCCGTCTAACCCAATGTGCACCAATCCGTTGTTGTATGCTGTGCCACCACTTGTTTCAATTTGGAATGGATGATTAGATCCACTATTGATTTTAAATGCAATAGTTGTTCCTGATATTGCATAAATTGTTGGATCTTCTGTATTTCCATATTGATCCATTTTGTATCCGTTGTTAGAATCTGCTGAAACAACTAGCGTTGTAATTGCAGGTAAAGCCATTTCATCAAAAGTTTTTCCTGTTACATTTGCCCAACCACTACCAGTATAAAGTAATAGTTGTCCTGTTGCCGCTCCTGATGCTGATACATCTGTCAAACTATCCAAGTTGTTTGATCCAGAGTAATTAATAGTTACTGTGTCACCTGTTACTGCTGTTGAAATATTTGTACCACCTGCAATAGTAAGTGTATCTGTTTTACTATCTGCCGCCGCTATACCTGTGTCAGCTTGAACATTAGAAAATGCATTTTGGTTTTCTTCACCTGAGTTAGGAGAACCAGTGTAAGCAATAGTCACTGTATCACCAACGATGCTTGTAGCAATGTTTGCTCCACCTGCAACAGTTAAAGTATCAGTAGTTGAGTTTGCAGTTGTTGTGCCAGTGTCAGCATCTACTGTAGCAAAAACATTTTGGTTTCCGCCTGCACTTATTGTTGTAAATGTAAATGTTCCTGAACCATCTGTGGTTAACACTTGTCCACTTTGACCATCTGAAATACTTAGGTCAGTAAGTGAGCTTGGTACAGTTGGTCGGTTATTTAAATTGTTGTAATTTAGATAATATGAACCGTCTTGTCCATCAAGTGTATCAGCGTCAGTACCTCCGCCACCTGATGTTGCATCTGTTCCTGGTGCCCATTTGCCACCATCCCATTTTAAAACGTTTCCTGTTTGCGGTGGTGTACTTGTTGTGTCAACATCAGATAGGGAATTGATGTTTCCTACATAAGCAACTGTTTTTAATGGATCTGTGTAATTAGCTACTGCTCCACCACTTGTATCAAGCAACATTTTCCTCCATGCACCTGCATGTGCAACATATACTGTACCACCTTCGTGTACATGTAACATTGCTCCGTGATAAGTCGATGGACTTATCGCATTCATTTGGTTTAATGTTGCGGCATGAAATGCCAATTTATTAATCTTGTTGTCGTCGTTTGGAATATCTATTTCCATACTTGAATTGACGATATCTTTTAAATTTACACCATCGCCTAGTGCATTGTACAGCTCATCGGCGTTAGCATTAATCTTAGTAGCACCTGCTCTAAGACTATCACCAGTTCCGTCATTTGCGGCTGTACCTACGTTTAGTACTGATTTTGCCATCTTTTACACCCTATCAAATGTTAATGTTGTATTATCCATTGTACTTGTATTACTATCAAAAGTATTTATTCCGCTTACCTCTTCGGTACTCGTATCTGCGACTATAGCAGGAGGAGTAAGTTGATGAATAGTCTTAGCGTAAGTAGCATGGAATACTAGTTTTGCGCCTGCGTAAGTTTTCGACTTAGGTTCTACGTGAATCTTACATTCACTAGCGTCTACTGTAACAGATATATTAATTAATTCTTGGTTAATGCTTGATCTACCAAATATATTTGCTACTGCTCTATCGGGTCTAGCAACAACGCTTAATTGCATTATCTCTTTTTCGTTTGAATCAAATTCAACTGTGATCTGATAAACAGCACTACTAAATTCACCAACATGAAATGAATCCATTATGGTGTTATACTGAACTCCGATCCAATGGCCTTTATAACTAAAGCTAGATCTTTCTGGTAATTCTATAGTATTGTTTGACCCTTTTTTAAATAGATTTGTCAGAAGTTTACTCATTACACATGCTCCATATTGTATTTATCGTTTTGTACAGATATAGAAGAGTATAAAAAGCTATGATAAATCTACGAGACTATGAGCGAACTGGCTTAGATTGTCGAATACCTCTGTTTTCTTCTTTAGGTCTTTGTTAGCAAAGGTATCTAACTTTTTAACTGTTTCTAAACCATAGCCTGTACGCACTAAAATGGGCTTTGCTTTTGCTTTGATAGCCGCTTTGAGGTCAGTTATTTTGTCACCTACATATACTCCGTTTGTCCAATCAACGCCTATTTCAGCAGAAGCTCGTTTGAACATACCAGGATTAGGTTTTCTATAAGGATCGTCCTTAAAAGGTGTTGTTGAATAATACAATCCGTTGATGCTTTTACAGCCTATATCTCCTAATAATTGTAACATGTAATTGTTTACAATATCAACATCAACTGCATCCATAATTCCTTTTTGTATTCCGGATTGATTAGTCAATATTACTACATCATATCCTTTGTCACGCATAATTTTAATTGCTTCTAAGCTACCTGGTATTGGTTTGAATTGTTCTGGCTTAATACAGTAGGGTGGTACACCTTCTTGTGTCAATCCTATATCTTGATTTATAGTTCCGTCTCTATCTAAGCCAATAACGGGTGTACTCATATTATGGTCTCCATCTATCATCTGACCAACCTAATTTTGCTTTGTTAAACCATTTTAACTCACCTAATATAATTGGATCTTTTTCTAATAATTGTTCTTTCCATTGTTCAACAAATTCTTTTGTTTCATTACTTAATTTGCAAACATGTGATTCTACGTAATCTGCCGCTTCGTGTGTAAGTGGATGAAGTTCATGTAACAGCATGTGTTCATGTTCTGGATTTAATGACGGAGTGCTTTTTGGTCTTGTTGCTTGCCATTCCTCTGTTGTTCCAAACTTCAATGCATTTAATATTGGAGGACAAGATGTTTTAATATCTTCTTTATACATTTCTAAGACTGCACGTAAATCTTCTATTTCTAATTTATCATTTTTAAATTGTGTATTTTGGTCTTCCCAACCTTCAAACCAGTCTCTAAAGCAAGTTGTAATAACTTTGCAACCAATTTTTTCTAATGCTTTGTGAGTGCTAGATATCAAAGCACAATCTCGCATAGTTACATGAATCAAATCAGCCCATTGCCATTTGTTTTTATAGAAAAAATTATTCAAAACCATTGCGTCACCATCAACAGTCATATTACTAAAGTTACCAGGTGTCCACCATCCATGCCCCATATGGTATCTATCTTCTCTAAACATACTAGACCATTGTAATAATATTACATCGTCTTCGGTAAATTTATGTACAGTATTTGCTTCCCATAATCTTGTGAATATATATTGGTTACCTGCTCCACTCCTTGCCCAGTTTTCTCCATGATAACCTTTTTGTTTATAGTCATGTAGTACAACATCTGCCCAGGTAGGATAAAAATATTGCGATAGACTACAACCAAAAGCAAAAATTCTCATACTAATCTCCGCAATAAATCTAACATCATCTTGTGCGGAATAGCTTTAATTTTATCAAATTCTGTTTTTTCTTGATACAATCTTTCAGTATGGTCCTTCGCTTCTTGTGGTAAATTTTCATATTGCATTTTAATTTTTTTGTTATCAAACAATTCAAGACCATTCATTACCAATGCAAAATTATATTCGTTGAATAAAATCTTTTTTGTATGTGAAGTGAAATCGTCAGCCACTGGCATCCTTTGTCTCCACATCGCTAAATTGTTTGCTAATGAATCTGGTATCTCTACTTCTGCTACAGCTTTCCAAAAATCTGTATCCCTGCGTTTTGTTATGTAGTGTAGGACAATAAAATCTCTTATGTTATCCATTATTGCACCTATCTCAACGTTGTATCTATCAATTGTTTGCTTATTATAATTTACTAGACGTTGTGCAAGTAAAAAACTTTGATTGATACTTGTTCCAATACTACTTGCTTCTAGGGGTTCTACAAAATTTGCACTCAATCCAATTGCACAAACATTTTTAATCCAAGGTTTATCCAAACACCCTGGCTCGAACTTGAGATGTTTTGCAATTTGTACTCCATGTCCTAAGTAGGTTTCGATTTCTATTTGAGCTTGATCTGGTGTAATGAAGTCGCTATCAAAAATATACCCGTTACCTTTTCTACCCCAAATAGGAATTCGAAACATCCATCCACTATTCATAGCCCTTGCTAATGTCCATATTGGTATTTCATCTTCTTCAGCAGTAGGAAATACAATAGCTTCTTTCATTTTAAGATACTTACTATAGCTTTGCCACTTTGCTCCTAATTTTCCAATAAGTAATCTTGCAAAACCTGTACAGTCTACATAAAAATCGTATTCATATGTGTTAGATTGGCTTTTTATTTGTCTCACTGATCCTAAATCATTAAAAATCACATCTTCTATTTCATCATCAAGTACTACACAACCCTTTTCCTCGGCTTTCTTTGTAAGATAATCATTTAACTTATGTGTATTAAAATGGTATTGGCTAACTCCTGTCTCATTAGGTCTTTCTTCCATAAATTTCATGAAAGGTGTTTTGTTTTCATAAAGGTAATCACCAACAAACTCTCTTGGGTCTGCATTTTCTCCGATTAGTTTTGCAAATGCCATCGGCATTCCTAAATGATCAAACGTGTAAGGACCATGAACATTTTGCAGATAGTCCTTGCCGCCCCAATCTTTAAACATAATGCCACTCTTGAAACTTGCATCTGTTTCTTTTACAAGTTCTCCTGCTGAAATACCAACGTAATCCATAAATGCTGTGAAATGTTCTGTAGATCCTTCACCAACTCCTATGGTTCCAATCTTTGTTGAACGTATTACGTCAACTTCATACTGCGGAAAACTTGTTTTAAGTATAAGTGCTGACACAAATCCTGCTGTGCCGCCGCCGACTACAGCAATTTTCACGTAGGGTCTCCCCATTCTGCAAGATTTAATTCTGTTCCGTAAGCAATTACACAGTATTGGTAGTAAGGTGCCGCGTGATATTCTAAAACTGTAAATGATTTTGTTTTAAAATTAGCATATAAGGCAAAAGGTAGAACAGCTGGTGTTGGAGATAATCCATTTGCTTCGTCTGGGTCTCTAACCTTGCCAAACAATTTGCCAGCAAACACTAATCTTTCGTCTTTATCTCTCAATAAAGGAAAAATTTCTTCTTCAGGGCCACACATCACAGGTTTTTCTTGCCATTCACCTGC